CAATCGGCAGTCCTGCTGCCTTGTAGAAGTCCAAGCCAATCTCCTCCAGTAGATCAATTAGGGTTTCGCCTCCCTCGGCTGTTGCCGCTGTACTTCCTCCAGCGCGGGGATCAATAAGCCTCACCTCTATCTGCTCATCCCCCTCTAGCTCCTCTATAATCTCTCGATACTCAAGTAGCCCTCTTCCCTCTGGTTTGGCTGCTTGACCGAGAGCCCCGTCCGGTTTCTCCGAGGGGATAGCCCACTCGCCATACGTCTCACGATCTGGCCACTCGCGATACACATACATATTGCCGTCACGATCAACCCGTAGCCAAAGCATAGCCCAGTTGCGGCTACCAGCAGGGTCACAGCACATATAGTTTGTGCCATCTTCCGGAATCTTGTCCGGCTCGATGATGTGAGTCTTACCAAATTTAGGGAAAAAGTTTCCGGCCGATTTATCCGTATAGCCGTATGCTCGTATTTTGATTTGCGTTGACGATTCTCCCGCCAACGTCCGTTCCATCTGGTCATATGGGTTATAGGGATTAAACTCTGTAAAAAAGAATATACACGCTTTTTTGGGGTCAATGCATTCCATTATATAAGGCATCTCTCCCCTCTTTGCCCCTGTCACAGTCGGCTGGTTTTCTAATAATGGGGCTGGGCGTGTTTCTTTAATTTCTGCACCGTTAACGAAATTACCATACACAGGAGTATAGCCCGTTATAGGGGTAGCCGTTACGAGCATCTTTCCCCTTCGGGTAACAAGACGGTAAATTGCCGTCTCATACCATGTGTAAGGGCAAAGCTCGTCCATCCATATTCCCGAAGCCTCAAACCCCTCCAGTACATCAATAGGCTGCTGGTATGCGTTAAACCAACATTGCGACCCATTAGGCAAAACAAACGTGCCGTCAGAGAAGCCATTTTTTTGCGTGTACTTCACATTCTGAATTTGCCCCCTTTTCATCTTCTTGAACTCCTTGGGAAGCATTTCGTAAACAGCAGGCTGCTGATCTCGAATACTGCTCTGGTGAGTCATACTAAAGCAGGCTACCCGAGCCCCTTCTACTTGGGTTAAGAGGTTGACAACGTACCATGCAGCAAATGCCGTTTTGCCACTACGATTACCCCCAGAGATCAGTAACTGATCGTGCGTGTCTAATAGTTTTTTTGCATCTTTCCAATGAGGCAACACTTGCCGATAGTTAAATGGATCATCTTTTTCCGATTTTATAAGCTCCTCACGTTCCATCAGCAGGGCTACGGTAGCCTCCCTGCCATGTTTCTCCTCGTAAGCGAGTATCTCCTCGGGAGTTGGCTTATATATAGTAGGATGATCCGTTAGCTCAATCATAGCGACAAGTATTTTGAACCAGCCATGTCAACGAACCCGTTAAGCCTCTTAACGAGTGTTGGATTATTAATGTTCGTTATTGTTTCCGTCTCCTCACTCCTCCAGCTTGTTATAGGTTTGAACAATAACTTCTTACTATCCACCAAGTACAGAAAGCCAACAAAGTTAACCCCTAACCCATCGGCTATATCTTTGCATTTTTGCAGCTTGGATGCCGTCACTAACCATTCACCATTAAAGCGATCAAAGAAGTCTTCAAAACCTACATTGTACCTACACTTAACTTCCCCAACGGCTTTTAGTTCCCCCTCTTTAACAAGCACCCCATCACAAGCTGCCATTGTGTTGTGAGGGGTTTCACACCATTGATACTTAAACACATCGCAAAAGGATTGCATAGCCAAGCGTTCCTCCTGCATGGCTTGCTTCCCCTTTTTGCTCTGGCAGTTTAAGACCATTTTCCGTTATGAACCATATATCCTATAAGCCCGTAGTTGGCCAAATCCATCCAGCTATCACTAACCGACTCATTGTTTACCGTCTCCTTGCCTAGCAGATGCTTCAGCCTGCACAGCTTGTCTTGGCTCCTAACTATAACCCCAAGCTCACCACTTATAGTTATGTTATCTGGCCCGTAGTCCTGTTGTTTTTCATCTAGGACTTTTACGAATTTGAGAGCCAGTTTCATAGCCTGCACTCCCATGTCTGTCTTTAAATCAAGCCCAGCAAACTGTTGCTGTAGCTCAGTCTTCTCCGTCATATTCATCTAATTCTTTAAAGTATTCGGAGCCGACATGATATATCATCTCCCTCATCAAACTCTTTAACAACACACCCCATATAGCGTCTTGTGGTAAATCATATTCCTCGTATGCCCTGTGTATAACCGACATAACCTCCTCCTCTAGCATCTGGCATTGGCGGTCTAGGTCTTCCTCCGCTCCCATATAGACCACTCTTTTGTTAACTGATAAAAGTCTCCATCCGGAGTCACTTCAATTTTCTGCCCGACAGAGAAGTTAAAGTTATGCCTTACTTTCACCGTGTAGTCCTTACCATCAGCCGTGCAAATAAGCACCCTGCTGTTTCTCGGCCTCAACTTCACAACAACCTCAACAGGCTTATTGGTTTTCTTTATAAACTCCTCAACCATCTCGGCTCCCTTAACCGTGATCATATATCCTGTGTTAGGGCCAACCTTCCGCTCGCTTATATGCTCCTCAATATTAGGAACCTTATTAATATCACTCCGCGATACTCCCAAATTCTCCATCACTTTCGTTATCCAAATCTTCTTCATCTTCAAAAAACTCTGACTTAATCCACTCGTCTATCAGCTTGTTGGCAAAATTTATTTCTATGTCGCTGTGAATCTTGGCCCTTACCACCAACCCCCCATTTCCCTCGCGAGCCACAGCGTGAATCCCACAGCCGTCATCGTTAGTATACCTAAAGACATACCAATCAGATGGCTCCTCGCTGGGCTTCAAGTTCTTTCTCACGCTCCTCTTCTGCTATCCGTTTATTCAACATCCGAAATATAGTTTTAGGATTCCAATCAAGGTTGGCCAGTTGCATATAATACCTAGCCCCTCCTTCGTCGGAGAAAAACTTTTCAACCTCCTTTTTTAAAGCCGCTGGGGGAATCCGCATCCCCTCTTTTCGGAGAATCTCTTTGTGGGCATTTTTAATCGCATACCTATAGTTCGTAACCGCACACGTTAGTACGGCTATAGCTAGATTCACCACTCCCTCGTCATTATTCAGTTTCATCTAAAAAAGCGGCAGGGTGTTCAACAATAGGAGTCAATACAAAAACTCCCTGTCCGGAACTCTCTTCCGGCTCTATTCCCTGCCTCCCCAACACCACCCTTAACCATTATCACTATCCCAGTATCGCCTCCGTAGATGAGGGCTTGAAGCGAGTTGGAGTTGGGTAAATTCATTTTTGTTTCACTTTCACCATATCAAGGATTCCCTCGTTTTTATCCATTACCGGCTCCTCACAAATCTCACAATCAAACCACTCCAGAGCCATCTCAACAGCCGTTCTAATATTGCCAACGTCCTTCATTGATATCTCCAATAGATCAACAATCCTCTCACATTTTTTAAGAGGAATAGGGCAATCCATCGTTAATATTATAAACTCCTCATAAAACCGATCTGGCTGGTGTAGGGCATTGTTACGAGCCCAATCCCATCCCAAGTCGTTAGGATCATCCTCCTCTGCTGGTAAACTCTTTGCCCAAAATATGTACCAACAGAATAACTTGGCTACGTCCGATATTAGCTCGTACATTTCATCCGAAGGTAATTCCTCCCAATGTGGTTTAGGCTTCTTCATTCGGAATAAACTTCAAATCCGAGCCTTTAGCACAGCCGATTCCTCTGCGTATTTTTTCCATTTCAGACAGCTTCGGGCCTTTGCGCTTCGGCTTAATACTGATGATCTGCATTGAACATCCAGTTGATCCTCTGCGAGATGATGGGAGTTGGGTCTTTTTCATAAAAAAATCTATAGGCTCTAACCCGTCACGATTTCGCCGCTCGACCCATCGCGACCCCCCCCGCCCCCTGTTTGCCGTGTTCGTAAATCATTGATAGTCAGTAGTTTAGCTGTGTTTGTGTCCTGTTTTTTTCGCACAATAGCTATTATATTTACTTCTGCTCATTCTCTGGCTTATCCTGCTGAACATCAATGACTTGCGACTCAGATTTGGCTCGCTTCATCTGCTCCAGCTTGTCACCAAGGTCAGAATGCGTAAGTCCTTTATGGTGAACGACATGGGTAATGTTCTCGCCATCCAGAGCAGCCTTCTTGTCCAACGCGATAGCAATGCTGACGGGTATTTGAGATAGACTTACATCATCAGCCTCTTTCACTAATCTCTCACTCAATAGGTCAATTGCCTCACCTAATTTAGTGCTGACTCTTCTCTTCCATTTACCTAATTCCTCTGCGTTCTCTGCACAGATTCTGGCGATAGTGTTTGTGGCTGCTCCCGTCTCGGCTGTGATCTGATTATAACTCTTCCCTTCCTTTCTTAACTGTAGGATCAAGTTATACTTCTCGGGGTCTTTCTTCTTGTAAGAACACCGATCATAATCAACTCCGGCCTTTGTGTTTCTAGCTGGCACAAAAACCGTGTTATACGTCATTTAATACGTTATAGGCTACTCTGTACTATTATCACGTTAACCACACTCAATTCACACTCAATTCACCTTCTATTGTACCTCTTATATATTTCAGCGAGATGCTCATGTATCCTCTTCGCTGCGTATTGGTGTACTCCGGACGGCTTCGTTGCGAGCCCCTCAAGTGCGATTAGAGCGCATTTTATTTCACACTTGTATGCTCGCCTCTCTCTTGCCTCCATAAGTATCTCACGGGCATATGCGAGCCAGTAATGGACGCTGCCGAAATTAGGAGGATTGTAATAGGCTTTGAAATGTAATTCGTTTTTCTTACCCCATGTTCCTGCTGGGTTAAATGATATGAGCCCCAGCTTGGCTGCTGCCTCCTTCTTTGCGTCCTCATGTACCTTGAGCGACTGCGCCTCTTCCCGATTCTCCCGTAATGCCTCTGTAAGCTCGTTTGATGTATTGTCCGCTGTCATCTTATTCCTTGAAATTAAAAAGCCCTCAGAACGAATCCTCGGGCCATTGTGGTATATTTATGTGTTCAGAGGATTACCTCAGTCTGGTCAACTTAACTTGTAGGAGCCCTGCGTCTGGGTCTGCCAGTTTCTGGAAGGCGGCACGGGATAGGTCTATTTCTCGGGTATACTTTCCGTTCTTGTCCTTAACGAACGGGCCGCGATCCACAATCGTTACGTCTACATATTTATCCTTTGTTAAGCTCACCCTAATTACTGAACCAAACGGATACGATCTATGCGCTGCCTGTGTGGGGTCATCGGGGTTGAAGCGAGTCTTATTGTCCGCACACATATTATTTCGGTAGGCATCTCCATACCAACTCGCTGTTACTCTCGGCTGCTGCTCGTAGGGTTGGCTTACAACCCAACTGAACACAGCCATACTCATTGCTATTGTTATTATTTTCATTTTGTTCTGTCCTTTATTGTTTACTTACTTCTCTCTCATTGCGTAACTAACGCAATCAATCTCTACCACCTTGTTCCCGCCTCGGATCATCCTGTCGGCAATCCTCACATCAATGTCGCTAATCTCAGCCATTGATAAGTTGCTGGTGATGAGCGTCCACTTGCCCAACCGTTGATCCAGCATTGAGGCCAACTGCCTCTGTGAGAACTCGGTTGCATATTCGGCTCCCAAATCATCTAGCACCAAGAAGTCAGCATCAGCACACGATTGAAATATTCCAAACGCTCCTGC